TGAGCCGCTAGAGCGACGATAGTGTCATACCCTGTAGGCCACACCTTAGTAATGTCTATTGAGCCGCTGCTTCCTGCTGTCCACTTTGTTCCATCAAGAAGGTCTGACCAGTAAATAGTAGACTTATCATCAACAATATCTGCTACCCATAGACGACCAAATGCAGCTAAACACTCATTACCTTCTGGCGCAGTTCCATTGCCATGATGATGATCGTCAATAGGTTCAATAACAGTATCACCTGCCTCAAAAACCAAAGGTTGATGATCTCTTTGAAAGAAGTAAATATGATCGTTAAAGTTAACCATCTTCCAGTTGTTAGCTGTAATAGTGTAAGACGCGGGAGTAACGTCAACTAGTGTTGTAGTTCCTGTAAATAATTTATTATTACCCGCTGAATAAATCCTTGTGTCGCCATCTTCTTCAACAAATTCTTGTATCACCTCAATGCCGTCAGATGTACCAAGCAAATCGTTAGTAGTTAATACGTCATATCCTTTTCTGGCGGCAATCCTTCCCTCTTTGTCAATGACGCAGTTATCCGCAACCGCAGCAAAACTAGCATCCTGTGCCAAAGGTGCGTCTTGGGTGTTTACCCCCGCAAAGCCTGGGGCTGTAATGGTAATGCTCTGTAGCTGTTGAGCCATCTAAACCACCATAAATGTTGTTTCGTCAGGGTAACGATTAGCGTCTATAGCTATCGCATCAGACAAGGCTGTGGACGCAACAGCAAATTGTTCGGCTGCTGATTGACCACCAGTTTCCCCGCGTTCTCTTAAGGCCATAGCAAAGGCCATTTGGACTATAGGGTTGTGGGGTACGTTAATCTTAGTCGCGTCAGCCTCTAGTAAGCCTTGGGTTTTAGCCACATCAAACCGTAGGTTATAGATACCGTCAGGCTGTGGATAAACCTTAACTTTCAAGTCGTCATTGCTGTCTACTCCGATAAACGTGTAAACGTGAGGAGTTCCTGATACGAGATCTTGAAGGTAGTAGACACTGTTAAAGTAGTCCTTAGTTTCTAAACCCATGAACTTATTGGCTGAGTCATTGACTACATTCTTTACCACTGCTTCTTGTCCTGAGCCAACAAGAGAATACTCAGAGACTCCGTTAGCAGTAACCACAGAAATGGTGTCGCGAAGAGCAGACCAGTTCCATGAGTTCTCTACGATTCTCTTTGCGTCATTGATGAAGTCTCCAATTAACGCGGAGTAGTCTGATTCCAAAACTGTAGCAGCCTGGTCTTCTCTTAATCGCCGAAGGACACTATTGATCGCTTCAAGGTAAGTCATTATCGGCCTCCTGCGGCACGAAGGAATCTTTCAAACATTCCCAATTGTACGTTGTCTAGCTCTTTAAATTCTGGTTGAAATAGTATTGAGTCAGTTAGTGGAGTGCTGTTAACTACTTGAGCAAATAAGCCAATTGCGCCATCTCTTCCGGGGTCGCCTTTATCTCCTTTAGCGCCAGGCGTTCCAGGTGTACCAGGAAGGCCAGGAAGACCAGGAATCCCTTGCTCACCAGGATCACCCTTCTCGCCAGGAGTACCAGGATCGCCTTTAGCACCAGGAAGGCCAAGAAGACCTGGATCACCCTTATCACCGGGGTCTCCTTTTTGACCTGGGTCACCGGGGTCACCTTTGTCTCCTGGATCTCCTTTTTCTCCTGGAGTACCTGGGTCTCCTGGGTCTCCTTTTTCTCCTGGATCACCTTTATCGCCAGGATCTCCCTGCTCACCAGGGTCTCCTTGCTTTCCTGGATCTCCTGGGTCGCCTTTTTGACCAAGCAAACTGCCGTCTAAGATGCCTTCAATAATAGTATTAGGAAGATTGGCTATAAAAGTCCCTGACTCTTCTTTGCTCAAGATTTTAGTGCCGTCTGTGATTTGACCGTCAGTATTTATGACAATTGTATCTTTAACACCACCCGCGTTTTCATTATTGTTTATTGCATCTGTTCGTTGATTAACGGTTTCAATTGCAGTCTTTTCGTTTTCAGGAAGATTTTCTATGTCGGTCATGTCTATATCAAAGGTTTCCCCAGTATTGACATTCTCGTACACCATTGTGTCAGCGCCTAATTCTGAAGTCCTGATCCAACCTGTGGTGTCTATATCGCCTTCTATACCTGTTACAGGCTTAACTCCGCTAACATCAGTAGTTGCAGTGTCTTCTAGCCCTGTAGAGGCGTCTGACGCGGCTGTGGGGTCTGTGGCTTGATCTACTGTTGGGTCTTGGCTGACTGTCCCTAAATCTGCTGCATCACCCAAAGAACCATCGCCTGATCCTATGGTTAGCAATTCATTAGCGGTAGTGTCTGCTGTTAGGTCTACGGTTTCTTCTGTTGTTGGCTGAGCCGCTGCTGCTTGAGCCGCTGCCAAATCTGTATCACTAAGCATTTGATTTGAGCCAACCGTTAAGTTAACCAAACCTGCAACAGGATTGTCTGACTCGTTTAGTGCTTCAGCAATATCCTCTGGCTTTACATTAGCTGCTCTTGCTTGTTCTACAGCGTCTAGTATTAACTCCGCAGCACCTTCTCCTTGCCCTTCTAGTGTAGAGGCTAGCCTAGACTCTGCTGCATAAGTTGCAGCTTCTTCTTCGGTCATTGGTGTTTCTTTTAAACCACCACCACCAAACAAATCCATCGCATCAAAGATACGATAGGCTAGCGCTGCAGCAGGATTAAACGCACTTAGAACAGCAAGCCCTGCTGACTCTGCTGTAGATTCTTGTCCACTTAATGCGCCAACAGCAGAGCTAAGCCCGCCAGTAAATGTTGCTGTAGGGTCTGTAATAACTGCTGCATCAGAACCTCCTAAATTAATAGCGTAGGGGCTTTGATAGGGTACGGTTGCTGTTACAGTGGGAGCTGCTGTAGTTAAACCTTCATAAATGTTTTTACCCGCGTTAACTAAGGTGTTTGCTTGTTTAATATCTTCAATTAACCCTAATGTTTTTTCTGTGTTTGAGGGTTGTGTTGCAGTATCAGCTACAGGAGCAACAACAGGAGTAGGCGTTAAAGTAATTGTAGGAGCAGGTGCAGGAACAATTGGCGCGGGAGAAGCAAACTTAGGTGCGTTCTCTGCGTAAACAGACGCAATAACATCTGTTGGTACACCAAAAGTTTTAGAAACTTCATCAATAGTCGTTTGCCCAGAGCTGATAAGCTGAGTAACAAAGTCTATCTCAGACTGATCAAATCCACCTGCGGCAGAGACGTTACCAAATATACTCATTACTCGTCCTCATCTATCAGCAAGTTATTTGTTAGTGCTGACTTATAGGTTTCCATCAACCCTATTAGAATTATAGGGCTTAGCCCTAAATCTATTTGCGACTCAACCCAATTGCCTAGCGCTTCCATCGCGTCTTCTATTTGATGATCTACTTTGGTATTTGGAAACTCTACAATCATAAGAATTCCTAGTTGTTTCGCTCTACTTTCTTAACTTTCTCAAAGGAGCGTAGTCCACCAAGACCAAGCATCCCCATTAACACAGGAAGCATTGTCGCAAGGTCAATCATTGGAACTTCAACACCTGTCTCTAGCAGATTCAAAGTCATGTTCGCGAAGGGGATGACGAGGAAGTTACCTGCCATTCCCAACACGCAGACCCATCCACAAGCAGGACGCCATCCTGCTACAAACATTGAGTTGTGCTTGGCTTCTACCTTGTTAATCTCTAGCTGCGCTTGGACTTGAGCATGCGTATGACGCTCTGCCATAGTCGCAATCTCATGAGCTAGCTTTTCCTTCAAGTCTTTATCCGGTATTGCTTTGTCTAGCAAGACAGATACAGGCTCGATGAGTGAGCTTAACATTGCTAACATTTAATTCACCGCTAACGCTATAAGAATGAACGCAGTCAACAGTACAACAACAGTAGCTTGTTCGTCCGTTGAACCCATGAACTTTGCTTTTACAAACTTGCCTATTACTTTAACGTATTTCATAGTCGTTCCTTATTTGTCAGCCTTGGTATCAAGTCGCTTAAAGATAGCACCGAGCATCTCTTTGATTTCTCGTATGTCATCGCGGTAATCTTCTTTTGCTACATACATAATAGGTATGGCTTTCATGTCAGCATCAATCCTATCCAATAATGCAAAGACTCGATTAACTAACCATCCAACAACGAATCCTGCTACTGCTATTGTTACGTTGAACATGACTTGATAATCCATACTACACCTATAATGTCAGGTCAGGGACTTTGCGTGAGTCTCTGATTTGGTAAACGTGACGTAAAACCTCGCCTCCGTCACGATGGAATACTACTTGGTTCATCACGCTAGAAGCGCCGTATCCTGCTCCTGCGTGCCAAGAATCAGGTGGGGCTAATGTCCCGAAGGCTTCCACGAAAACGCCGTTATCTGTCTCTATAGCGTTCTGGTGATGTATATGTCCTACTAGCCACTTCCTGTACACAGTGGACGACCACTGCTCTGGTAGCATCTTAGGTAGAATAGCGCCTAACTTTGCAGCCTTGACCTTATCTCCGTGATGTACCGCTAATAAGTTCTTGCCAAACTGCACGGTGTGAAAGAAACCGTGAGGATCTAATATGGTTACCCTTGGCTCTTTTGAGTAGTAGAACTTCAAGATTAACGCAAGGGCGATGGCAGTATCAGAATCGTGGTTACCTCTAGCCATTACCACAACGCAACTCTTATGTTTTGCAAGCAACTTATCGATTGCGTACAAGAAAGTCTGCGCTGCTATCTCAAGCACTACCTCTATCCTGGTGTCTACGTCTAGCTTCGTTCCTCCAAAGGTAGTACCACTACTCCCGTTAGCGTGAATGAAGTCTCCTACGTTGACCAGTAGTGCCTGATCGGATGCCGGGGCAGCATCTATCAAATACTCTATAGCCGCTAACATATCATTAGAGGCTATCTTTGTGTCGTAGTCACGACCCTTAGTCTCTCTTGCGTCTGCCCTCATACCGAAGTGTGCGTCACCTATTACTATAGTAGGCAACAGGTCATCAGCAAACTTCTTTGTTTTTGGCTTGGCTTTTGGCTTGTAAGGTTTAACCCCTTTGGTCAGACCATCAACAAAACCTTGCAGCGCTTTGTCTCGCGCTGCCTCGGTCATTGTGCGTTTAGTTTTCAGCCAAGCCTTGTTACCCTCGTCATCGGCAGTGTAGATGCTGCGACCAATGACAATCTCGCCTTCAGGAACGTGTCTTCGCGCATCCCAATTGCTTGAGTAACCCGCACTGGCGGCGTAGTTTTTAACCGCACCAATGTGGTCGCGTACTGTAGACGGAGAAATACCCAAGACACCCGCAGCTTTAGCAATTACTTCACCGCAGTCTTCCCACGCTTTAACTGCTTCGCGCTGTCTCTCAGTTTTTGCGTAATCTATTAGACTCAAACTACTACTCCTACCACTGCCATGATACAGGCAAAAAGTATTGTTCCAAGAAACGCGAATCCAATACCATCAATAATTAAACGATTGCGTGCTGCCTTAGCTCTAGCTGCTTCTAGTCTTTGCTTTCGGATACTCGTTCTCGTCCGAATCATCTCAATGTAAACATCTTCGCCTACTGTCATGACTATGATTTCGCGAAGCTGCTTTTCCATCTGCATGGTCTTTTGCTTTGCCATTGTAATCTGTAAAGCGGCTGACTCTACAGAGCCTTTAGCAAACAACTTGGACATTGCTGAAGCGTTTTCAACACTTGCTTCTGCCTCAGCAATTTTATCCTTCGCGTCAAAAAAAGCACCGAACTTATGCGCTAGGTCGTTTATCTCATGACCTTTGTTGACAGCTTGTTGGATATAGTTAAACGCCCTCCCTGCTGCCGATACTGCTGCAATGATTTCTATCACTCATATGTCCTCACTGCGTCTTTATCTGCGACTCGTGGCAAACAATAGGCCGCGAGGGTTATGCGTCTTGGTGCTGCGTTTATGGTGCGTTCTACCTTGCCAGTGACTATCGCATTGGCAAAGTAGTTACACCTATGGATGTTGTAGAAGTACATATCAGATGATTCAACCTGTCCGTTGACTAAAACCATTAGCAAGAACAGGTGCGTCATTAGTCTTCTACAATCTCTACAGTCTCTAAAGACTCAGTAAGCATCTTCAAGAAAGAATCTTTCCCTACTTGCAGTTGCTGAAGTTGGAAGTTCATGTTGCTAATCTTCCTGTCCAGATCAAGACAGTGATTCGTCATAGCAATCTGTTCTTCAGTAAATGTAGCTGTGTCGTGT